TTTTGTAATTTAATTAAAAAATCTGGATTTAAATTTTATGGAGTAGTAGATGGAAAAACAACACATCACGGATCATACGGCTGGACTGGCTCACTCAAAGATGGGTTTAAGAAAGCCAATGGAAAAGATCAATAAAATATATGGACCACCTGGTACAGGTAAAACATTTAGATTAATCAGACGTGTAAAAGCGTACGAGCGTATTGGTGTGCCTTTGCACAAGATAGGTTACTTTGCATTTACCAGAAAGGCTGCGGAGGAAGCACGTAAAAGAATAGATGTATCTGAAAAAGAGGTGCCATACTTTCAAACAATACACGCATTTTGCTATCACTTACTTGGATTAAGCGAGGAAGATATCATGCAACCCTATCACTACGAGGACTTAGGTAAAAAATTAAACATACGAGTTTCATTTAATGATAAGTATAACGAAGAGGAAACACATTTCTTAAGTTGTAATAATCCATACTTTCAAATGATACAAAAAGCTATAAACAAAGATATAGATATCAGAACAGAGTTTGATCTTAATGAGCATGATAAAAAACAAGTTAAGGACTACGATACACTCAATCATATTTACAGGAATTTTTTAGTCTACAAAGATAAAAATAATCTTTTTGATTTTAACGACATAATAAAATCTGTTTTACATTCTAATAAAATACCACAGTTTAAAGTTATATTTATTGACGAGGCACAAGACCTGTCACCACTTCAGTGGCAACTGTATGATAAATTAAAATATCATTGTGAACAAATGTATCTAGCCGGTGATGATGATCAGGCTATCTATGCATGGGCTGGCGCTGATGTAAAAAGATTTGTACAAGAACCTGCAAGAGAAATTGTTTTAAGAAAATCAAGACGTATATCAAAAGCTGTTCAAGAAGAATCTACTGGACCTATTAATAATATTATTGGAATTAGAAAATTAAAAAAATATTATCCGAGAGACTACGAAGGTGAATCACATTATATATCTGATCTTAACCAGGTTGATCTTACAAAAGGTAAGTGGTTGATACTTACAAGAACTAAAAGTAATCTGTTAGATATCATGAAAGATTTGAAACGTAAGAATTTTTATTATCAAAGCAACAAAGGTAAAAGTTTTAAAGTTGGTATGTATGAAGCTGCAATAGCATATACTAAATGGACTAAAGGTGAAGTATTAGATGAAAAAGAAATAGGTGCAGTTAAAGAATACATACCTACAGGTAATTGGGATAAAAAAATTCCTTGGTATGATAAATTTGTGGCTGACCAAAAAGAGATTTTGTATCTAAGAAATTTAATTGCATCTAAAGAAAACTTAAAAGAGAAAGCACGAATATGGTTGTCAACTATTCACGCAATAAAAGGTGGAGAGGAAGATAACGTAATTTTATCTTTACATCAAGGTCGTACCGTCCAACAGGGAATCAAATCAAGTGTTGACAAACAAGATGAGGAGCATAGAGTGTGGTATGTTGGAATCACGAGAGCACGAAATAATCTATATAAACTGAGAGCAAAAAAGAAATTAAGGGAGTATCAACTATGACAGATAAAAATATATTGGACGAGGCGTTTCCACAGTATACTCAGGTCGGAGGAAATCACTACACTAAGTTTCCCATTCAACCTTACGAGTTTATCTCTAAAAACGATCTATCGTTCTTTCAAGGAAACGTTATAAAATACGTTTGCCGCTATCAACGTAAGGGCGGCGCAGAAGATATTAAAAAAATAATACACTATTGCCAGTTGGAATTAAAAAAAATGAGAGACATGAAGAACAAATGATATTACCTCAAACAGAGTGGCTGCAGCCTACAGAATATCCTGATCTTAGATCTTATGATGAGATTGCTATTGATTTAGAAACAAGAGATCCAGATTTAAAATCAAAAGGATCTGGTGCGGTCGTGGGTAACGGTGAGGTTGTTGGTATAGCAGTGGCCACATATAATGAAAAGTGGTATTTTCCTATCGCTCATCAGGAAGGACCTAACATGAATAGGGATAAAACTTTGGAGTGGTTTAAAGATATTCTTGAATGTCCAGCTACAAAAATATTTCACAATGCTATGTATGACGTATGTTGGATACGTAGTTTAGGCTTAAATATCAATGGCTTAGTGGTGGATACAATGATAGCGTGCTCACTTTTAGATGAGAACAGATTTTCTTATACACTAAATACTTTGTCTTGGCATTTTTTAAACGAGGGTAAAAACGAACGTGCACTAAACGAAGCTGCAAAAGCAAGAGGACTAGATGCTAAAGCTGACATGTGGAGACTGCCTGCACATGAGGTTGGAGCGTACGCTGAAAAAGATGCAGAGTTAACTTTTAAACTTTGGCAACATGTAAAAAAATTAATTATAGAAAATGATCTTGAAGAGATTTTTAATCTTGAAACGGATCTTTTTCCTTGTCTCGTTGATATGCGTTTCTTAGGCGTTCGCGTAGATACTCAAAGAGCTTACGACTTGCGTAAGGAATTGATTGGACAAGAGCAACTGTTATTGCGAGAAGTTCAACAAGAAACACAAGAAGATGTCCAAATATGGGCAGCAAGATCGATTGAAAAAGTTTTTCAAAAATTAAATTTATCTTACGAACGAACCGCGAAATCCAATGAGCCTTCATTTACTAAAAATTTCCTTTCAAATCATCCACATCCTATCATACAAAAGATAGCAGAAGCAAGAAAGATTAATAAAGTAAACACGACATTTATAGATACAATATTAAAACACGAACACAAAGGTAGAATACATGCAGAAATAAATCAAATCAGATCTGATGATGGTGGCACGATCACCGGACGTTTTTCATATTCTAATCCAAACCTACAACAGATACCTGCGAGAGATAAAGTTTTAGGTCCTATGATCAGAAGTTTATTTATACCTGAGAAAGGATGCACGTGGGGTTGTTTTGACTACTCGCAACAGGAACCAAGACTTGTAGCACATTATGCTTTGCGTTATGGTTTACCATCTGTAAATACAATTGCAGATTCTTATGACACAGATTCATCAACAGACTTTCACAAAATAGTCGCTGAAATGGCAGAGATACCTAGAGAACAGGCTAAAGTAATTAATCTTGGTTTGTTTTATGGTATGGGAAAAGCAAAGTTACAAGCAGAGTTAGGTGTAACAAAATATAAAGCAGAAGAATTATTTGAAAAATATCATTCACGAGTTCCATTTGTAAAACAACTAATGAATGAGGTTATGAAAGCTGGTGCTAAAAAAGGACAGATTAAAACTTTATTAGGTAGACGATGTAGATTTCCTAAATACGAACCAATATTACGGGGTAGCGACTGGGGCAAATACATACCACCTGAAGATGAAGAGCGAATGCAAGACCTACAGAAAATGGGGCCATATATTAAAGACGACGAGGGAGAAACATTAAAAGATAAAGATGGTAATCCTAAAAAGAATTACTGGCATAACAATCCAACACGTCGAGCATTTACATACAAAGCCTTAAACAAACTCATACAGGGATCAGCGGCTGACATGACTAAGAAAGCCATGCTGGAATTATACAAAGAGGGTATCACACCACACATACAGGTACACGATGAATTAGATATATCTGTTATCAATGATTTAGAAGCTGCTAAGATTAGAGATATAATGGAAAATGCGGTTGACTTAAAAATACCAAATAAGGTAGACTACGAATCTGGTCCTAATTGGGGATCAATAAAATAATGTTTTTGATAGACACATATTTAGATAAAAGTAAGATACATGGTATTGGAGTTTTTTCTAAAGAAAATATAAAAAAAGGTGAAAAGATAAAAGAGGAAAGACCTGAGTTTGAAATGGAGTTTGATAAAAATAAATTACCACAGATGCCTTTAGCTTTAGCAAAACTTATAGACACTCATGCCTACGAAAGAAGATTAAATTCTAATATACTTGTATTAGGTTTAGATAACGAAAAATATATGAATCATAGTGACAACCCTAGTGTGAACGATGATGGCATAGCTTTAAAAAATATAAATGTAGGCGACGAAATTACAATAGACTACAGAGACTTTGATGATAGTATTCAAACATGGCTTACTTAAATGCAAACATACCACCGACTTACGCACAAATAAAAAGGGAGTATCTTTATGACTTACAAAAGCATCACGGAGAAGTTGAAGACTGTATTATCTTTGGTCTATCGGCTATTACTGGAAGGAGTATATTATGGCATGCTATTATGGAAAACGGTGCAATATTTTATCGCCTACCAATTAGCGCGTTT